GGTAGACACAAAACAAGCTGCGCGACTTTGCGGCCGCGCATCTATCTGAAACGTCTGGTTTTTTTCCTGATGCTTTCGGGCTGCTTCGAGAACTGCTTGCCCTGGCGTTTCGCCTTGCGCTTCGCCCTGGTGGTAGCTGCATACTCTCCAGGGGTCAGGGCCTTGATCGCTGCCTCGGGCAGATACCGCTCGCCTGTGACCGAGCTCTTCTTGCCTGACTTGGTGCGCCATTTCTGCTTGCCCCAATTCATCAGAGATTTCTGTGGAGCGCGCATCAGTCTCGATAGCCCCCGCCACGCTTCTTGTACTCCTTCGCCAGGAGCTGAGCTTTACGAGCTGACCACTTGCCGGCAGCCGTGCCATGCGTAGCTCTGCCCAGGATGGACTTGTAGAGCTTCTTCCGCATGGTCGGCTTCGTGTAGTTTCCCGCTGCGTTGACAGCCATTACTTCTTGCCCTTCGGCTTCTTCTTGCCGGCCATCTTCAAGATGCTTGCCTTCTTGCTGGCGCTCATGCCGTAGCCGCCCTTGCCTTTACCGTATGCCATTACGCTTTCCTCGACTTGTTGCGTTTAGAAATTGCTGCGCCTTTCTTGCGAGCGTCTGCCTTCGAGCTCGCCCCCCAGGCGCGCAAGCTCAGCAGCAGCCTGGTCGGCCGGCCTTTGCTGTCTCGCTCGGGACCGCGCATGTTGCCCATGCGGGATAGGAAGCTGGCGCGTCTAGGGTTGTCACCCTTCTTGACGGGCGCCTTGAGGTTCATGCCCTGGCGCCGAGCTGAGGCCCGGCCCTTGGCGTTGAGGCCACCTTTGGGGTTCTTGCCCTCCTTGCGCTGCCAGGCTGGTGTCCTAGCCACGGCGAAGAGATCCGGTCATGCCGGCCTTCTTCGCGCCCTTGGGGCCGGCAACCCTGGTGAGGGTGCCATATACATAGGCATCAGCCTTCTTCCCCTTGAGGCCCTTCTTCCTGGCCTGGGCCATCAGGCTCTTCTCGAGCTTCTCAGGCATCGATCAATCCCTTTCTGTAACCATTGACGCGGTCGTATGTGAGCAGCTCCTTGCGGGGCTCGTGAACATAAGAGCAATGGATCCAGCCCGTATTGCCACCAGTATAGCACTCCAGGATGAGCTGATCGAACTCTAGGCTCTCAGCAATCCACTGAGCGACTTCCATGTTGGAGACGCCGGGGATCTCGAAGTCGGCTGCCTGGCCCTTGGTGTGTTGACTTGTGGGCTTGCTGCCGATAGCCATGCACAGCTCGGGGCTGCGGTAGCCGCTTGTGATAGTGACGGGCCTATCGAAATGGTCCCTTACTGGCTGCAGAACGGCCTCACACAGCCGCTCCAGGTGCTCGACCTGGTTGGGGTGCGGCGTGTTATCGATGCCCTTGCGAAGCGCCGTCTGGCTCTTCGTCATTTCCTGGAGTGAAAAATTCTTCGAGAGTTTCATTTCGGTTTCCTATTCGCAATAGCGCCGAGGCCAGCCTTGCCGATCCGGTAGCCGAAGCTGGCACTGATCGAGATGTAGAGACAGTTGGCGAACCAGGGCGGAGTGTGCTGGTCGAGGAAGATGAAACCGTTCTTCACATATTCCTGGGTCCAGGGCAGGAAGCAGCCGACCAGGATCGAGCCAAAGATGATGACCCAGAACTCGTCCTTCCAGGATCCTTCCATTTGCCGGGTGAGCTGCTGCTCCATCAGCATGGTGCTCGTAGCCTCAGTCTCGTAGACCTTCGCCTCGGCTTTCTTCATGGCGACCTTGGCCTCAGTCTCGGCGGCCTTGGTTGCTGCCTTCGACTTGAGCCAGCCGCCAGCCAGCTCAGCGATAGGCCCGATCAGTAGGTTCAGCATCAGCTGCTCTTCTCAGAGTTAAGCCACACAGCAATCGTGCCTGTCATGGCGCCGCTGACGACGCTAATCATCGCGCTTTGCTGCGTGGACAGATCGTCCAGGCTGATCCCCCATTCGATGACCCTGATGTACATGAGCGTCATCACCAGCATCATAAACCTGGGCAGGATTCGCCAGGCGAAAAAGCGTTCCGGTGTGATAGTCATCACTGACTCTCCCTTATTGCTTTGAGCACCTCGTAGGCGCTGGGCGGTGGAGGCTGGTCAGGATCCCACTGGCAGAGATACTCCCTGGGCTTCCATTCGCCATAGTCGAAGAACAGCGTCTCCTGAGTATTGTGAGCTCCACGATAGACGCAAGCCTCCTGGCGCTCTTCTATCTTCATGCATTTGACCAGGCGGCACGTCGTCATGTCATTCGCCCAGTCATTTGCCTGAGCGTTGTGCGCTTTGAGCAGCAGCACGAATGTCGTCAGAACAGCCAGGCCGGCACCGATCATGACGGTCCAGGCTGCGATCTCCACAAATTTACGCCGGCGCTCACGCTGCGCGTACATGGTCTCCTGGCGCTGCTTTCTGATACGCGCCTCAGTAGCGACCAGCTCGTCCCATTTAGACTGGCCCAGGGTCAAGCCTATAAACTGGCGCAGCTCGTCACGCTGCTGCTGTGCCTTTTGTTTCGCCGCGAAGATCTCGAGAGCTTCTTGCTCGATGCTCTTGCCGGAGAACAGCTTCTTGAAGATCGGAGGATTCTTGGCTTCACGCTCTGCCTGGTCGAGATCCGACAAGCAGCTCATCCACTTCGACAGACTGCCGATCATGGACTCGAGCTCCTGACCAGCGGCAATGGCGCGCTTCACGGCGTTATAGCTCGCCGTGGCTCCGGCCATGAGCGTGACAGGATCCATCAGTATGTCCTCACATCTTTATCTACCAGCTTTGGCAGACAGTAAGCAGTGATGTTCGAGCCTTGCTTGTGCAGCCGTTGTGCAAAGTACACGCAGTCATCAACACTGCGGAAATACATATCATTGCTAATGAGCCGCTTATCCTCACCAACACCTACATACACAAACAGCAAGAACACATGGATCATCCATTCAGTATGATTCCCACCAGTAACAGGATTGTTGTGCCAGCAGTGCCGATCATAATGTGTTCGATGCGCTTGATACGCAGGATGGTTTCTTTCCAGCGTTCGGCGCACACCGCCTCATGGGTGTCGAGTTCAGCTTTGATGGATGTGACGGTAGGCTTGCTCATGGTTTGGTCGGCCATGTTACATCATCGAGGCTGGTGGCATTGTCAGTGATGTCACGCAAAGCCTGCCGGTAGTCGATCTGAGCTTGAGACATTGCAGGCGTGTCTGACGCATCCCAGTAGTCTGTCTCGACCAGCCTCTTGTTTCGCTCAACGCGAAGCGCAGCCAAGTTTTCATCAGCCTCAACCTGAGATGCTTTTGTCTCAACGGCGGCGCTGTCGTAGGCGACCTCCTGATCGTTTGCGTCATATGCCTTGACGCCGTTCTCATCGCCCACGACATAGGCGACGTTATCGTGAAGCGCATAAATCGCGGCGTGTCTGTGACTGTCTTGTGCCATCAGGCTGCTACCTCCATGATCCAGAAGAACGCAACGGTGTTGGTTCCTGCTGCGCTACTGAGAGTTGATTGTAAAAACTGAGCAACCGCACCCTCAGTGCGGTGATAGATCGTGTAAGTCCTAGCATTGGTATTGTCGGCTGTGATGACAGCGTGCATGTTCAGGGTGTCCATGTCGTTGGCATCAAAGGCGGTTGTGCGCTTGTGCCATGTTGTTGCCATTCGACTGCCGCCTGCTGCTGGGATGCCCACCGCCGCTGTGCCAGTCACATTGTAAAAGTAGGCATATTGCAAATTGTTGCTGTTGGGATAGGTAAAGGGTGCGAAAAAGTTTAGATACAGCAAGCTGTCAGACGCTTTCGGCGTGATTGCCAAGCGCAAGCTGGTGCTTAGTTCATGCGCTGCGCCAGAAGATGTCAGTTGTGTCGTCGAAGACAGCGTAACCTTCTTGACTTGCAGAATCTGATTGGTGCCAAAGACAGTGCCGCTGGCATCCACGTTTCCGGTGACGTGGATGCCAGTTGATGCTGTTGAGATTTTAGCCGAGTTATCATGGTACAGAGTGACTGCACCATTCGATGTAAATACTGCCTTGTTCTCCGAACCAGCCGTGTTTTGTATTCTGAGGGCGTCATCGCTGCGTATGTGAAGATCGCCAGTGCCTGCGTCAGTGATAAAAGACCCAGCCCCGCTGTGCTGGATCTGTAGATCTAGGCCGTCTCCAATATACAGAACATCACTGTCGCCAATTTTAACATCACCGCCCAGAACGACATCGCCAGTGCCGTTGGGCGTGAGGTTGATGTCACCATTGGTGTCGGTCGACGAAATGGTGTTCCCATTGATGTTGATGTTGTCAACATCCAGGTCGGTATTGATGACGACTGTGCCGGTGCCATTGGGCGAGATGTTGATGTCGCGGTTTGATGTGCTGACAATCGAATTAGTCTGGACATCAAGGTCGCCGCCAAGTTGCGGGGTGGTGTCCTCAGAGACATTGGCAATGCCAGGTGCAATCGCCACCCATGCAGAACCTGTGTAGTACTTGAGCTGGTCAGAGGTTGTGTTGAAGTACAGATCACCAGCAGTCAGCGCGTCGCCATCGTTATCAACCGTGGGATCAGATGACTTCGCCCCGAGATAGGTGTCATCAAAATTATCAGCCGCAAGCTCTGCTGCTGCCTGTGCAGTCTCTGCCGCTGTCTGAGCTGTCTCAGCAGCGGTCTGGGCAGTCGAGGCAGACGTGGCGCTGGTTGCCGCGTTGGTGGCGCTTGTAGCCGCCTCTGACGCCTTTGTGGTCGCTGTGGTTGCCGAAGTAGCAGCATTAGTCTCAGCCGTCTCAGCAGCCGTCTGTGCCGTCTCAGCGGCGGTCTGTGCTGTCTCTGCCGCAGTCTGTGCTGTTTCCGCATTTGTCTCGGCAGTTTCGGCGTTTGTCTCGGCAGTTTCAGCAGCGGCCTGGGCTGTCTCAGCAGCGGTTTGTGCTGTCGAAGCAGCCGTGGCACTCGACGCGGCAGCGGTGGCGCTTGTGGCCGCATTAGTCTCGCTAGTAGAGGCGTTGGACTCGCTTGTCGCGGCATTTGTCTCGGACGTGGCAGCGGCGCTCTCAGACGCAGCCGCAGCCGTTGCGCTTGCAGCAGCCGCTGTTGCCTGGGTCGTCGCCGTTGTTGCTGATGTCGTTGCGGATGCAGCATCAACGATCAGGTCATATTTAGCGCTGTTGGCATTGGTGGTCAGGGGCTGAGCGCCTGAGCTCGTGTGAGCTGTGTTGACGATGAAGATGTTATTTGTGCTGGTATCCTTGACCAGGTCACGCTGCTCATAGTCGGTGCTTGCCGCCCAGTTGCCCCGGAACGTGCCGATCTCTTGCGTGACAGCCAGGTCACCCGACGCATCAAAAGCAAAGATCTTGTTGGCCCGGTCGCTTGCGCTGATGGCGAACTCAGATGAGCTGATCGTGTTCGTGACTGACGCCTTGATAGAACGATCCACTTCCTCCTGGATCTGTTGTGTGATAAACGTCAGTCGATCCAGCGCATCTTCATGACTGGCGGCCGGGAACGGGTCATTCGCTACATAATCCGTGCCCTGCGTCAGGTCGAGCTTGCGCTGGATCACGACTGTATCGGTCGAGCCAGGAGCTGTGACGAAGGTCACATTTCCGCCGCTATCGCTGCCAGCTCCCGAAACGGTGTAGTGCGTGGTGATAGTCTGCAGGGTCTCGGTGCCATTGGTGTCCCGGATGTACACATCCAGGTCGCCGTCAGCAAAGATCTTGAAGCCATAAGCAAAGACAGTCTGACTGCCAGTGCCGCTGTAGCTCACCTTGTTGGTGGTGGTTGATACCGTCATTGCAGCATATCCCTTACCTGGTTGTTCCTTTCTTGAAGGATCCCGATGTACTCGTTTGCGGCCGCTTCGATGTCAGGCCCGTACTTTTCGTCGTTGTACAGATCCTCACGAGCCTTTGCCCTGGCAGCTGTGACCGCCGTGGTCAGCATGTCGATGGCCAGCTCCCTGGCTTGCTGAGCTTCTACGCTGGGGGCCAGCGCCCCGCCCTTGTTTACCTCATCGTCCCAAATCTTGTAGAACCGCTGAAAGTTTTCGTTAGCAACGACATCTTCAATCAATTCAAGCGACCTGGCGCCGGCATACATATGGAACCGCTCCACCTCTTGAGGCGTAAGGCCAACCTTGACGCCTTCGCTTGAAAAAACATCTGGATGATTCCCAGGGCCCCAGCGCAGGGCCACGAACATCTGATCGAGCTCGAAGGTCCGCTGTGCCGAATCCTCGCCAGCTGCGGCCGGGTTGGGGCCGATGACTGAGCTGTAGATCGGGCTGAGAACATCAGGGCCCAGCGC